ATATATTGAGCGGCCATGCCGCTGTCAAGGGCTCCCGGTCGAATCAACGCAATAACAGCCGACAATTCCCATAGATTGCGGGGCTGGATCTTACGAAGATTGTCCTGTACCAGATATGATTCCATCTGGAAACACCCGAAGGTGCGGCCAGAACAAATCAAATCCCATACGGCAGGATCGTCGTACTTGATGCTATCGTAAGAAATCTTTGTCATTAGGAAATGATAACCGCGTGTCTGGTGATATCAAACCGGACAAACGTAGATGATTCAACTTCTACGGGGTTGGAAACAACCATACCGTCTTCCTGTTCATACACAACCTCAACGGTTTCTGTGCGGATACCAACGTCGTCGCTAAGATCCGCCAACATACGCCGTAATTCACCTACTGTGATAACTTTGGTAGATTTACTGGATACCATACAAAATCCTTTTCTGGCAACTGGACCTGCTGCTTGCCCCACAAAGTAATACGCTTAGCCGTGTCTAAAATCTTGGACATTTCCTTGGGCTTGATAATACAGTACGACGGCTTCTCTGTTTCAATTCCATTAAACATGACTATGCAAGAGTCTTGCTTGATATAGGAAATAAGATGACCGACTTTCAGATGGAATACATCGTTACGAGGTCGAGAAAACTTAATCTCGATCTTAAACTTCTGTCCATCTGGCGTTTGAAGCATAAAATCGGCGTTGGTATTAACTTGATGATCGGCCAGCAATTCTCCCGAATTATCTACGCCATGATCTATTACCTTATACGCTTTGCTGCGTCGGCTGGATAGATCCTGCACATAGGCATTCATTAATACAGATTCGATACGTGTTGATTCTTTAATGTCAGACGCAAACTGCTTGACCGACCTAGAATCTCGCCGATAACTATACTTTTTGGCCATATTAACTCTTTGAAATAGACATTTTCTTATTGACCTGCCGGAACAACTTCATAAAACGCACGAAGGCTTTGGCTGTTAGGCTTACGTCCTCCTCGGCGTCGTGGTTCGCGGTGGTTCGAGATTCGCCCAGAATGTTTAATAGAGTGTCAAGTTTGTAGTTATTGACCTCGCGATTAGACTCAAAGAGTACAAACATAAGGGTGGCGGTATCAATAAAGTTAACATGGAAGGGCCACAACTTATCAAGGTCTTCCTTGGTCTTGCATACCTTGTGTCGTAACATAGTAGTACGCAGCCAATCCCAGTCGAATTTACTGTTGTGCCCAACAAAGTAGGGGTTGCCCATGCGTTTCTTGCTGTCGTTGACGGAGTTTACCCACCGCACAAGATCCTCAAGAACCACCTTGATATTCAAACCATCCTTGCACGCCTTATCAAACAAATCCTTGCCAATAACCCGAATCGCTTCCTCGGAGGCTGCGGCCGGATTAGTCGGCTTGACCAGCCACGTTTTGTGGCCCGAGGGGTGGTCTTCAAAATTACTGGCGTTAATAGCCTTAGCAGAAATTTGCACAATATCCTGCTGATCCGGATCTAGGCCGGTTGTTTCCAAGTCGATGACAATATAGTTACGTTCATTCATTAGAGCACCAAATAATTTCCGCCGTTGTCGTCCGTATCGTTGGAGGCAACAGTCTTTGTATTCTGACGAGCGTTGATAATCACAGACGTATTGTGATCTATCTTAACATAAGAGGGTAATATCGTATAAAATGAGTACACCTGATTAGCGGTCAATAGTTTCTCTTCCTTGGCTCGCAACTTATCCAAGGAATATTCGCCCCGAGAAACATATTCTACAGCCGCCGCCCCATCAATCAACTGCTTAAAAACAGCCTTTGAACGGTCAGGCCATGGCGAATCCATATTTTCAAACGGCAGATATACCATGTAGGGCCGACGATGCTTCATGGCGGCAATAGCCGCCCACTGTTCGATTCCCGGGGCTAGCCCGGTTACAAGCACAAAGTCGTTACTCTGTTCTTCGACGATAGTGTTAATGGCGGCGATAACCGCCTTCTGATCCGTATTAGTCTTCTCTTCGCCGAAGCCGCCAATAGGACCACCCTTCGACAATCGCGGACCAATAAATGTATATGTCTTCATATTACCGCACCAACTCAATCTTCTTGTTAGAATCGGGAGTGATAAGACGGGCCTGATTCATTACCTTCTCAATTGCCGCCAGATGCCGCCGCAGAGTAGAATTAAGCCCTGCCACGGCCTCTTCGAGCGTCTTAGCGTTCTCAATCTTAATCTCGCCCATCTGCAATCCCTGTGCAGTAGGGATAGGAACGGCGAGACTGTAATACTTATCGTGGTTAGCGGAAGGAGCAATCGTTCCGCAACAATTGGTCAGCGGGGTATATTCCCGAACCACAAGCGACTCCTGATCGGTTTCAATAACAAAATTACGAGTCTCAATCACTTTGCTAATAACGAGGTCTGTATACTCAACCATTAATCATCTCCATCATATTATCAATCTTCTCAATCGCACTTACGCCCAGCAGGTCAAACTTGACACCGCCACAATATTCGGTCCATACCTTATCCAACATAATAATTCGCCGTCCATCCTGTTCAAGTACCGGCAAGAATTCTGATAGAGGAATATCCCCTACCACCAATCCTCCGGCGTGTCGTCCATGTCCGCGAATCGTATTTGTTAACTTACGGGCAATATCCATTTCAAACTTATATTCAGTGTACGCATCATGCACAACTGGCACGTTATCAATACAATAGTCAATAATATTGTATGCGGGATCGTCAGCCTGAATATCTGCCAACTCGTCCTGAACCTGTGCCTCGTTGACCATTTCTTTCGTGATCGTATTGGCTACGTCATACGACTTGCCTAGTACGCGGAAAACGTCTTTGATAACTGCCGCACCCTTCATTTTCTGGAAGGTCATAATTTCGGCACACCGCTCAACGCCGTACTTTTGAGCAATCCATGTTTTCAGGTCTTCGCGAATAGACGGGTGAAAATCCATATCAACGTCAGGTAGAGAGTTAGATGAGCCAGCAAATCGAGCCTTATTGATGAAGCGAGAAAACACAAGGCTTCTAGGGGCGTCATATGCTAGGGCTGGATCAGGACAAATAGGGTCAACATCGCAAATACCAGTCAGATACGAAACAAGACACCCTACAGCACTACCACGCAAACCTACACTCTTACCTTGTTTCGTGGAGTAGGAGATGAAATCACGGACCAGTAGCATATAGTTACAGATATTAGCCGCCTGCATAACGCCGATTTCTTCCTTGACACGCTCGGCGTAGACCTTCTGTAAAGGTAGATTATGCTTTAGTCGTTCGTGCAAGCCCCGCAGTTTCCATCCATTGCGGCATAGATTCAAAAGGTAAACGTCGGCGTTATCAATTTCCGCCCCATTTTCGATACACTTAGGGATTCTGGGCTTAGCCGCTACACTAAAATACTCTAGTGAACCCACCCAATTCGGTAAATTCTCGTCACATACCAAATGCCCTACAAAGTTGTCAGCAAAGAACTTTTGATTGTCTTCCGACACCATACGGTCTTTCAATGTAGTCTTTTCGGTAATGCAGACAATAATTTGCTGATAGAGTACGTCTTCGGGCTTGGCATAGTATACAATATGGGAAAGGTCGCTGGCAGAGGGTCGATATAGATTAGGATATTCGCTAAAATCCCCGGTATATGCTTTACCGCTGGTATTTACATAAGATACACACTTAAGCAATTCAAGCCACCCGGCGTGGTTCTTAGCAATAACCACTTCCCGTCCATTTGTAGTAGATAAGTGGCATCCAACGATTGGTAGAATCTTAGTCGCGGCCTTTTTGTTATGCTTTTCGAGTAGCGACAGGAATTCCGGAATCCCAGACACGGAATCGGTATCTGCCAACATAATACGATTCGCCGATAGAATAGTGTGATTTACAGAAGGGTATTCCCATGATCTTCTAATACTTTCTGGTCTTGTTTGGACCATACTACTTTAATCGGAGGCGTAGGAGTCACTGAGTCACGCGGAATGATGTACGCTACAGGCTCGGGCGGGTTCGGTGGAGTTCCCGTTTTTGTCGCGAGTCTACGAATCAGGGCGGCTGCAACCTCCTCCATCGCCATTCGATTCTTAAAGTGAATACGGTAGTCTTGGAAAAACTCTCTAATTTCAATCTCGGTCATGTGATAACTCCGGTAATAGTTTTCTCATCAACGAACGACTTAGGCTTACGTTGATCGCCCGTCGTCTTTGCACTACAAGTCATTTGAACAAAAGGAACCGCCTCTTGGTATCCGTGGGCTTGGGCTAATTCATATGCGGTATCACAGATAGAACGCCCGCCGTCTTCAACTGTTTGCATACCGTAATAACACGATTTATAGCATTTGTAGCGTTCCTTACTACGCAGACCGTTTTCCTTGATACGCATTGGCGTGTTATCTTGGGAAATAGTCTGAAAATGCCGCCGCATAACGTCTACAGTCTTAATCTCGTCGTCGAGATCCATGGACACACTGTAAACTTTGCGGGCCTGAATATATACCAGTGTCAGCAGTCTATACTTATACTGCGGGTACATTTGCTTGGCGACAAGGTTATATAGACGTAACTGGATATCCTTTTGAAAGTCGTCTAGCGTCTTAATCCGACCGGTATTCCAGTCTTTGGCGGATTTACCCGTCTTATAGTCGATAATCTCAATAGTATCTTCGTCGATTTCTACTACAAGGTCAATAACGCCGTTAACGGCCAGCCGACCGTCTTTGCCGTCATATTTATAGCCTAGACCCGGCTTATCAAATTCATAACGAAACTTCTGCTCGACGCCCAAGATTTTACGGTGCTTATCAGGGCCGCGATTACTTCTCGCGATACGATCTACCCATGTTAAGCAAGATTCGTAATCCTCTTCGGTAAAGGTAAATCCAGGGTTTTCTTTAATGCACCGGTTAAAGCAAATACGAGTAATCTTGGGTAAGTCGTTTGTTATAAAGCATTTCTTGCCGCGTTGGTGACAAAGAGCCTGCAACTCCAAGATTTTATGGAAGCAGACGCCAAGAGCCGCAGCCTTACCAGCCGGAGAACTAATCCGGCACATATACTGTAGATAATACTTGAAAGGGCAGTCGGTATATGATTCTACGCCCGACTTAGATAGACTGGTAACTCTCATTGTGCTAACACCGCCTCAATTTCTCGCCGAGACAATTCTTCATAACCAGCCTGTGATAGATGCAGCGTATCGACGGCCGAAGTGTAATATCCGGCGTTACTCATTTCTGCGTGCGAAGTCAGGGTGGACAGATGCACCAAACGTACTTTCGGATGGTAAAACTTATTACTCATTAGCGAAATATAGGATTCAAGCACCTGACTGTTCGGGGTGCTAATTGGATGCGGGGTGGCGATGATGATTTCGTAATCCTTATAGACCGCCCCGTTTTCCATCGCGTCTACTAGAACCGACACAATATAGTGAAGATTGTCGTAATACGCCTCGGGGCTATTTCCAACGTAGAAATTCTTATAGGACGGCACCGTTTCGTTTCGGTCGTTTAGACCCATATAAATACGGAATACAACCTTATCGGTACGAGACTTAATCTCGTCACAATATCGAATCAAAAACCCGTCTGGTAGAGTCGCCAACGTTCCGGCTAAGTCTCGGGCAGATTGACCGCCAAAACCATAGAGGGTAGATACCGCACACCCATGATTGCGATTGTTATTCGTAATATGCCCATAATAGACCTGATATGCCGAGACAGTGAGGTTGCCCACACGGAAATCTAGCGGATTAGAGTTGGTTGACGGTGTATAAGACAAGGTATACTGCTGCATATCGGTCGAGGTGTAGTTGATAGCGGGCAGTTGAGCGTAAACTGTATAAGGGGCGGTGCCGAGTCTAAACTGTGGCGATAATACCGCCGAAGCATTAAGCGTCCGTAAATATACCCGCCCGGTTAATGAATCACCGGGCTGATAAAACGGACTATTGCCGTGGAGGGTCATACCTACTGACGTAAGACTGGTGCCGTTCAATAGCGAGAGCGTATTGCATGGCCGTAGACCCATCGTAGAGGGGTCGTAAGGGTCGCCAGCCCATCCTGCGTAGTTGAAGACCCCGGACCCGGCATTAGCCGACGTATTGCATCTGTAGCCAACGCCGTTGCCCGAACCAAAATTCTCGCCAAACCAATGAATGCCGGTTCCGTATAGACCAACACGGTTAGAGAGAGCGTGTGCCCACCCATGGTCCCAGCCATGCCCGCCAAACAATTGATTACTATCGCCAAGCATAACAACATCTACTCGTTCGGTAGAGGCATTATGCAATAGAGACTGTCCGAAAACAGATCCGGCCATAGTAATAATACACGATGCTAAGATATGTTTAATCATTTTTTGTTTCTGCCGCAGGAATAGATAAATACCGCTTTTCTACATAATGATATTTTCGATAAGTTCCGTTGTTTTGCAGTCTATACCCGCCAGACATTTTTTCGTAATATCTACCCCAAATTGTCAATACCGTTTGGGCATCGTCGAACCAGAAACTTTTTGGAATAATGGCAAAACGCCGCACAATATGACTACTCAATTGGTTCGTCTGCTGAAATTTGTCGAGTAACCCGGTAAACATTACCACGCTCACTTTCTGATAAACATTCTACTTCGATATTATACTGCCCCAAATCTTTGATAACATCGGGGGTTAAGTAACCAAACGGCGTTTTAACTTCGATTTCTAAGTGATCTGACATACGCAAGGCGTCTAGAACATAGTATTGAGTGTATTCGTAGCGTGTCATAAGTTCATTTACCGTCTTTAATTTCATCTCTAATTTGCATCCATGCGAAACCAAGCAGGTTAGTACCTGTACCGTCTTTACCACATCCCCATATATAGTCGTATGGGGAATTCTCAACCAATCGAGCATCGCCTGTGGACAATAGCAACGCTCGTACATCTGGGTGCTGCTGTATTTTATGACGCAGACCGTTCAGCATAATGTTATACTTAATCGCACCCCAATCTTCTCGCATCTTGACGGATTGAGCAATAAGTTTGGCCTCTTTAGGGGTTGATGCTAAACGAACCTTGCGAGCGTCGTCAATATCAACACACTTCATCGCCTGATAGTAATGCTCAACCGTCGCGTACCAGATTTGATTAATCGTGACAGGATAGCGGGCGAAGTTGCTAAACGCTCCGTAGAAGTCGGAAGTACGCCAAAATTTGATCTCTGGTGGGTTCATAACAATTGCTCTCGTACAGGGGTCGGCCTCATTGTACGCTCGCGGGACCCATGTGAGTTCGATGTTCTTGGAAAAAAGACGACGACATTCGCGGCAGAGGCGGTTGAGAGGTTCAGATTTTGACTTATAATTCTCTTTGATCTGTCGAATGATTAACTGACTGTCGCCTTTGATATGAACCGGCTCGGTAATATGATTGGTACTAAACCACCGAAGCAACGACCGAACGCCAAGATACTCGGCTACGTTGGTAGTATTATTAGCCTGTTGTACGCCGCACCCAAACCTTTCTACTATATTGCCGATATCATCATAAATTACCCAACCATAATACATAATATTTAGACGTAAACTACCATCAAAATACGCTGTATAGTTTATGTTGGGCATAGAAAGATTTTCTTACCGGAATTATAGAGGCTATTGATTAGGTCTTTGTGGCGATATTTAGCATTCAGGACGTAAATAAGGGCGTCGGATTCTCTGATGACATATTCCCATTTACGCATGATTTTGAGCGGCGAGAACACACCCTCGGACAAAATAGTTTGCTTGGCGGCACGGTGCCATAGAAACTCATATTTATCCTTATCGGCGGGCCACTTATGCGACGGAGAAGTTTGAATCTGAATAGCCTCAAAGGGCACGTTATTGGTATAACAGGTTTCGGCAAAATCTAATTCGCTACCAATAGTCATGCCAGTTATCCCAATGCACCGCTTATTGTACAAAGATAATACACGACTATAGACGTTTTGATGTTGCTCTTTTAAACGAGTCTTGTCATATCCCCCCAACAAATCAGGGTATACGCCAATAATACCAATCTTAACAATATCCATGCGGAGTACCTTCGATGTATCCGTGCTGGGATACCTCTATAAACATAGCCTTTTCTTGCAGAAGAGAGATAGAATAGGCCCCTGAATATGTCATACCGGAACGAATCCCGCCAACATATTCACCCACAAAATCTTTAATAGATCCGCCTGCCAAAACTTTGTAACTTATACCCTCTGGGGAAATTCCGGGGCGACACATACCCTTTTCTTTCTGTAGGTCGTGAGAAGACTGTCCGCGATACACTTTATATGGCAGCGAGTGGGACAATCCATGATACGCCGCCGCCGATTCATCACAGCCAGCGAACATCTTACCAATCATTACAGCGTTGGCTCCTAGGGCCAAAGCCTTCACAATATCGCCGGAATTTCTAATACCACCATCGGCAATAAGTTTGATATGGGGAGGGATAGAACGGCGTATGTTATATAAAGCCGACGCCTGTGGAACACCGTGGCCGGTTACTAACCGCGTTGTACAGGCCGCACCGTTGCCAATCCCGACCTTGATACACTCAACGCCGCATACTTCATGCAGCCACTTTGCCGCGTCCACAGTACAAACGTTCCCCGCAATAATATTGAGGGTGGGGTCGAGGTTACGAACCGAGCGAATAAAACGCTCCATCTTGACTGAATGACAATGGGCAATATCAATACAGATATCTGTTACGCCGAGTTTCAGGAGTTTATCGACAAACATGATTTCGCCGTCAGCCACACCGACCGAAACCACCGGATCAATCTCGGTTACGCAGGCGTTAACCGCGTCTAGACGCTGTTCTTCGGTATCAAAGAACCGATGTAGAATACCTAACCCGCCTAATTTAGCCATGGCGATTGCCATTTTTGGCCCGGTTACACAGTCCATGTTGGCACTAATAATTGGAATACCTAGGCGGCAGGTTGGCGTTAATACAGTATCAAGATCCACCCTAGAATCTAATCGAGATTCCATGGGGCAATACTGCGGCATCAGTGTAATATCGTCATACGATAAGAACCGCGTGGGAATGTATTCTTCAAAGTTGGCGTTAATGAATTTCATAGATATTTATCTGCAATAACACATAGAGCGTGATTCCGCTGTTCAATCGTCATTTCGTGATTATCTATGGACGCCACCGTATAACCGGTCCAATCAAAATTGTCTAGGGCGGTTTCTGATTTACTGGCCCGGTTTTGTGGATTACGAAGTAGGCGAATAATCAACGGATTGTATTGTTTGAAGATGGAGATTTCATTAGGGAAACGGCAGTCGGTAATAAACGTCACACCGGATAAACGGCGATATGTCTTGGCGGTGGCTCTGGCCCAACAATCTGTATCCATTTCGCGGCAAATATAACTACCAAAGATTTCCATTACTTCACGGCCGGTCATGTATTGGCCATGGCTGTTGTTATTGGTCCGGTATTTGTCAATAATATCTTGGCGAAGCGGCAACGAGGTCCATGGGATATGTGTGGGTAGATTTTTTTCTTCGGTTGATCCGTAACAATGGCGAGATTCCAGCCCTAAAACGTCAATACAAAACTCTTTCAATGCCGCAGCAAAGGCTAAGTTATGAAATTTTGTGTTGATCGGAAACTTGCCGGATCGACGTAAATACAACTCTAAAAACTCCGCCGATGTATCTTTGCCCGCTCGGGCCTTACCGGTAATAATTATCAAATTATGCTTCATTCATTATCCTTTGTATCTCTGGACAAACGTGCTTACGAATATCTTTTACCGTCATATCGCCCAAGTCGTTCTGCAAAACATGCCTAATGCTATATACGTTCTTCGTTTCAGAAAGTTTGTCAAACAGCCCGCCTTTTTTAATAGTTGCGTGCCCGCCCGCCTTGTCCGGGTCGAGACACAGGATTACATTCTTGATTGGGGATGTATTGATAAGATGTATTTGATGCCTTGAAATATTCGTACCAAACAATCCGCCGCAAAAGGTAATCCCGGCCTCCCACGCTCGCCATACGTCGAAAGGCCCTTCGACCAGTACAATAGTTTCTGCATCCTTGATGTTGTGGAAGTTATAGATAACCTGTCCTGATTTAAACTCATAGTGACACCACTTTAATGCGGAATGCTGGTCTTGCGACCGCCCGCTAAATCCTACTACCTGACCATTGTGATCGCGTACAGGCAACACTACTCGGTCATAGAGTTGGTGTTGCTTATTTGCTGAAACAAACGCCTCGAAATGTTTGACCGTCTGACTAAAGAACCCTCGATGAATAAGATACGGGATGTAGGGATTAACTACGTACGGAATATTATTAGGCGTGTTGGTAAATACGATTTCATTATTGGTTTGTTGGTTGGGGTCAAAAGTCCAACTGCGTTTTTGCCGCTTTGTTCCTGTTAGAGCATACACCAATCCAGATAACCCGCTGCCATATTCCTCCTCACAGTGATGACTGAAACACTTCCATCGCTGAATGTCGCCATAATATACAAAACTATTTCCATTACCGCCATGGATAGGACAACGGCACCGAAAAGTATCGTTAGCGGTACCCGGCAAACCATATTCTGCAAAGATATCGTCGATATTACATTGCAAGCGAGGTTTCGTTATCATCATTCGCAGAATCCGCCTTATCCTTCTTCTTCCTAGGCGTGGGGGGCGTATAGGTACCTTGCTTTTGACGAGTCTGAATAGATGTATCACCTTCAAACATTTGACATTTACCGAGGTCGGTTTTGATGTTAATATATTCGTTAGGCGGCATACCCGGTCCATAACGCACATCGCAGACAACCAGTTTACGGTCGCCGTTGGCTCGACTATCTACAACTTCGTCCACTTCGTTTTTCTTCTTGAGAATAGAGAACGACGTACACAACCAAATAATTCGGTCTGAACCAGCCACCGCCTTAGATCCCTCTAGATCCACGCCGTCACGGTTAAGTTGGACCATGGCTAGAATAGGCAGGTTGTATTGTACACCAAAGTTGTGAAGGTCGGTAAGGTATTGGCCAAGATACTGATATTCTTGGTGGTCGCCCAACTCGCCAAGATTCATGGTCTTAATATAGTCAAGAATAACAAGACATTCTTTGGTCTGACCATTCTCGAAACCAACATGGCGGCTGATCCACTGACGAATCGCAGAGATAATCTGATAGTGGGAAAATCCGCTGACGTTACGGTAGTAAAATGGTACAGACTTTACGACCTTAACCGCGTTCTCGACGCCGTTTTTCGCAAAGATATCTTTCTTGAATTGACCGGTTTCAATAGTCTCGATTTCGGTACTGGAAATATTGGCAACAAGTTTAGTTAACATTGTGCCATAGGTCATCTCGGTATCTAAGTAGAGGACCGGGATATTACGCACAGCAACATTCTTGGCAATGTTAAGAGCCATTGCGGTCTTGCCGGTCTTAGGACGAGCACCAATAACCGCTACGCCCGGGGCTCGAATACCGCCGCCGATAGCCTTGTCATAGATAGGAAACCCTGTAGGAATACCACGATTGATAATGTCGTGCTGATAGAAGGTCGCGTACCATTCATCGACGCCATGGGCAATGATCTTAGTATCGTTATCGCTCTGCAAAAGCGACTGCTGGAAGTCAAATACTTCTTTTTCGACAGACCCGAAAATATCGAGAATAGTCTTATCGGGTGTAGTCTGGCGAAGTTTATTCTGGGCTTGCGATAGGCGGAAATCTAAGTCGCGGATTAGATAATAACGAGCAACTTTTCTGGCAAACTCAACCGTAGAATCTAGAGCGATAGCAATGTGGTCGCAGATATCTAACAAATCGTTAATAGCATACTTGTCAATAACCGAGGAGTCAATGCAGCGGATAATATAGAGCAAAGACGCTCGATCTACCGAATCCTTACCCTGTTCCTCGAACGCTTTCTTAATAGCCGACCAGACCAACTTATGCTCTGGAAGATAGAAAGACCGCTCGTTAACAATCGCCGCCACATCAAAATATACTTCACTTTGATGCTTTAGAACCCCGGCCAATACCCCCCGCTCGACCTCGATATCATAAGCATCACTCTTTACCGGGCCGCTTTCGGATCGCACTTGACGCATAACTGTTCACTCTCCGACGCTTGATTGCCTAACTTAGTAGTGCTAATCTGAGTATATGACTTTTCTTGACCGCATTTGCCACAAACGAAGGTGCTGCTCTTAGACTCACGCGGTTCTCGCGGAGGCTTGGGTTTGTTATATTTACTCGCCCACGCCTTTTCCTCTTCTGTATAAGGAACGTCCTCGCCGCCATAAAACTTCATTTTAGAGTTGGTAGTGGTTTTTGGCGTAGCCACTACTTTACTTTCGCGTGGCTTTCGCGTCTTCTTGTTAACTACTGGCGGTGGAGTATCCTCTTCTTCGATCTTAGGAGTGTCGCCGTCCAGTTTAGACAACGCCTGTTCTAACAATTCACGAAGATTGTAATTACCGGAATTGCCCTTGGGGGGCGAAATAACTGTACCAGTTAGTCCGGCATATCCATCGGATACATCCTGCCAGTTACCAGTTGATAATCCGCGTTCAATCAGTTTAATTGGAGACATTCATGTTCCTTTTTGCCCATCCGCGTTCTTTGGCTAAATTCTGTACCATCTGCGTGATAAATTGTATTCTTTGATCGACATTGCGTAAGGTGTTTAACTTACTTTCGGCCAAGACACGAATACGCTCAAACTTGGCAGCGTCTTCATTATTGGCGATAAAGAACGTCATCTTTTCCTGATAGGTGTAGTCTGTTAGATTACGGACATGCTGACCAAGCAAAATACGGATGTTGGATTCAGCCCACTTGATCGCAGTTTCATGGCGATTTAACTCGGTAGTAAGATAAGCGGCATAACACGATAACTTAACGCAATACGCCGCCAGCGTTACAGAGTCGAGTTTACCAATATCGCCGCTACTCAAAATATGCAACATTGCATCAATATCGGTTTGGGGTTCAAATGACGGCAATTTAATCTCCGCTTTGTACACTTCTAAATACTGCTTGACGGCGGTAGGATCTGCGATATTCATAATAGGGTCCAGTCGTCCTCTGTAAAAATCTCGATAAGTTTGATACTATTCAACCGGCAGAAGTCTTTCTTACGCTGGTCCCGTTCCTGATGTTCTCGGAATCCGGCCTCATTCTTATGGAAAAATTTCACAAACTTATTATGCTGTTCGCCCTGTATTTCTACGGCAATTTTACGCTTTGGCAGCCAGAAATCAAAGTAGAACCCGCATTCAGGAATATATACATCCTCTAGGATCGGATCAAACGGATACTTAAGTTTAACCTGCTGACCAGTGGTATATTGCAGGGCAGACTTACATCCGTCTTCGTTCCTCATAGGGTATTGCGAAGGGCGGTTTTCAATTTGGATTTCTTTGCCTGTTAGTGTACGTGCTTTCATACGAAAACCAGTTTACGAATAGTCGTTTCAATCTTCTCATAAACCGCAGGGTTGGCCCGTAAATAACTACACATGCCCGCCTCGCCCTGCACCTTGATCGGCGTTCCGTCTTCGTTAGCCACGGATTCCATGTTAATACTGAGCCATGAACCAGCCTTCTTGATAAAACTCAACTCGGTGGCGATCCGCACAAGGTCAACATACTTATCACATCCCTTGCCGTAACGAATAGGAATGACAGGCTCAGCATCGGGTGGACCGTTAGCGACTGCCATAATCTTGAACTTGCTGTCTTTGCCTACTTTCTTGCCCGCACTGTCTTCGATATTCGTAGAGGATAGACAATCCATCCAATAAGACGCACCGTACTGAATAGCGTTGCCGCCGACTTCGCGGAACGGAGATCCATAGCCGCTTGGGTTAGCCTGCATATGCGTAATAGTAATCAAGATACCGTTTGTACTAGTAATAACCTGCTGAATTTTACGCAGGAACTTGTACATGAGTTTGGGCAACTCGGCACGCTGCTGTTCTCCCATCTCGCCCGACAATTCCTTTTCGGTGGATAGGGCAGCAATAGAATCCAGAATGATTACCGCGTTAGGCTCATCCTTAAGAATCATTTCAACAATCTCAAGGAAGGTTTCTGCCGTTAGCATCTTCTCGCGGGTAGATCGGATAATATTGAGCTTATTAGCATCAAGACCCTCAATACACGCCAACAATTCCGGCTGTAGTCGCCCTTCTACATCAACAAAGTACACAGGGCACCCCGCCTTCTGTGCTTGGGCGGCAAAAGTAAGCACTAACGTAGTCTTACCAGACTTGGCCTGCCCGCCAATATGCCAGATTGTACCTTGGCGTACGCCACTATTAAAAGCCATGTCTAGGCCGAGTAATCCAGTAGAAATAATAGGTTTACGATTCTGCTGAATGAATTCTCCGGTGATAATAATATCGCCGTACTTTGCCTTCAAAGCCTCGCTCATCGCATTCAATTCTTCTATTTTGAGTTCGGTTGATTCTTTCTTTGCCATTATACACCTTTTGATAAAATGTTATTGTTGCGTTTAATAACTTGCTTTTCGATATACTCTACTTTGGTCGTCAACTTCTCAATCTCGGCCGCTTTGATATCAAGGTCCTTAATATATTGAAGTTGAGCGATAAATAATTCGCTGATTACTTGGGGTAGACGATCTTTAGTAAGATAACGCAGCGACCATAAATCAGTAGACTGAACATACTTCAAAACCACATGCGGGCTAAATACCTTAAGGATCTTGCGTACTTGAGTCAACTCGGCTACATAATCCTTAGCCATTTCACTATACAAGTCGCTGCTTGCAAACTCTTTACGCCAAAATTCTACCTTTGGTACTTCTTTGCGTAACTTCGTATATCGCCGACGAAAGATAATCTCGGTAATATAGTTTGCAATATTAATCTTTTTATCCGGAATAATCGTCGAGTTAAATTCTAATGTTTCGTCGCCAACCGATTCCGCAGGCATTTACCGACCGCCTTTCTTTTTCCACACCCTCGCCTGTTGCTTCATCATACCAATTGATACATACGTTTTCACCATCGGTGGACCATCCGAGGCCAATCAAATTACGGACAGAAGATCCAATATTAGGAACAACCTTCTTGCGTAGAATAACATAGCCCGCACAGTTTGATTCGGATCGTATACCTTCTACGTCCCCAAAACAATCAACCTGTTCAATAGATTGATGGGGCGAATAGCAGATATTCTCGATTAACATATTATCCGGCAAACTACGCCAGTATGCACCGATATCGGCCAGACTCACAATAGCGTCTGGATGGTCGTTGAATGAAATTGCAATAATCATGCTAGTTTATGAATACCCATTTTCTTACGGGTCGCAGGGCTCATTGAGTCAAAAGGATCGTTTTCCTTGGTTACTACGCCGGTCCCGCCTCGGTGGTTCTTCACTTTTTGCTGAGCCATACGCAAAAACGCCTCGGTTTGGGTTTGGAGATAGTGGAGATAATAATCAAAGCACGCCACTTCGACCTCAACTAGTTTGGTCTTAGTGTTAAGCCGTTTCTTGCTACGTGCCTTGGCTTCCTCTTTGTTATGCTTTTTGTGAGGGTCAACTAAATGGTTAGTTGAATCTACACAAACGTATCGCTTGCTACCTTCGCTATAACACGATACGGCCTTATCCGCAGAAGAAGACTTTAGTACCTTACCATTAAAACCATACACAATTTTAGGTGCGGTAACATTTACGGTTGGCTTGCTGGTATCCTGACGAAAAATTGCTCCATCATATTTCTTATTCATGCTTTCCCCAATATATACTGATACGACTGATCCCCAACGCATACAATATCTACGATTTTGTTGGGGGAAGAACTGCTGTCCGCAGACACATTACTGATATAAATTACGCCGTCAAACTGATGTACTGCCGATTCGCCTACACAATATGGACACTTGGCTGATATTTTTACATGAACGTCCACGTTGGGGTCGCGGCAATATACAAACAATAGTTTACGCTGGCAACGCTCGCAGCGTACCGGCACACTTTCCTCTTCAATATTTGTCATTTCTTACCTTCCATGATATATCGAGTCTTTTGGGCGGCGGATAACTTAGCCAACGACTTGTCTGGCTTCTTATTCTTACGCCACCACGGTTGAGGCTTCGGCTTGGGAAGCCCGCGTTCTTTTTCTAACTGTCGTGTATTGGCTTCCGCTAAGGCACCAACAGTCTTCGGCTTATTAGTGTCTACGCCAACAGAAGGAATACTATATACTCGGAAGTATTTCTTCTTTTTATGCTGAATAGACTTAGGGCATTTCCCTACCCGAAAATACTTTTCGTGCCGCTCACCGTCTTTAGACTGAAATTCATACATCGGCATATGCTTACTTGTGACCCTTTGCTTTCTGCCAAGCGTCAATGAGACTCTTGGTAATCCCGCCCTGAATAGAGTCCGCGATAGGAGCGAACTCCTCCCATGTGATTACGCCGTCCTGCTTGGCTTGTTCGATAGATTCCCAAGTTTGTTTTAGGGCTCGGTTAGAAATCACGGTGTAGATGATTAATCCTAGCACGATTAAGGCGGTAATCAGAGCAACATATAGGAGATATTGGAAAACGAACAGTAAAGTAATGGAACCGGCGAATATACATCCGGCAATAACCATTAACTTAAAGTTGCGTAACGTACCGGTAAAGACCAAGGCCCCGGCCACAAAGATACCAATACCAGAAATCACGCTAATCGTAACAAGGTAAGACTTGTAGCGTTTGAGCGAGGAATCTCGTTCGGCCTGTAGGTCACGCCCCAATTTCTCGTTATTCTTATTGAGGGCTACCACATTCTTATTGGCGTCGGCGACATGCTTATCAATATTCTTGGTTTCTTCATGGATAGAAGGATCGTCAGTTAACGTATTGATATTAGCCGCCGAAGTCTTGATTTCGGCAAGATGCTCGACTACACTAGCGGCCTGTCCCTTGCTGTCCTGCAAAGTTTTGGTGCCGCTAGATGCACATCCCGCTAAAAACAACGCACAAAGTATGCCTACGATAGACTTCATAAATTATCCTTTAGATAATATCTTAATAGCCGTATTCATAATATTCAACGCCGTCAGCCGCCCCGGACCTGTACGCCCGCTAATAATATCACCACCACCGCCGCCCTCTTCGGGGCTGTCGTTATAGATTTCTAGGTTAAACTGCTGCGTTAATAAGAACGTGCGTTCAACACTATATAAAGTATTGTTAGGTGGTTGATAAATAATCATTAGGTGGCCGCTCCGATGGTCTGGGTGGTGCCGTTATCGCTAATGGTCTGCGTTGTAAGTACCGTGGTGTTATCAGTATCATATACATTAATACCGCCAGCAGCACTGATATCGGTCTTACCGAAGAACCGCTGGTAGAGCAATACCATTTGGTCACGGAAGGTGGTAGCAGGACCAACAGGCAGGGTAGTAGTAACGTTATCTAAGCCTGTAGAGGACAGGGTAACAGTACCAATAGTATCAGAAGTGTAAAAGATCTGCGGCGAGGCTGTATAAGACTGGTTGGTAGAATTGAAAATTACCGCAACCGCATCCGCGTTGGTTTCGGCTTGAGAGAGGGTAACGTAATACATACCGCCCTCTAACTCAATAGGAGTATTGGTTAACGCTGTAAAAGCACCTGCGTCTTTAGATACCTTGCCCGTCACAGCGGACGCGGCCCCGGTAACAGGCTCGCCAGTAACCTTATTAAAGACGTAAACATAGATTTTCTGGTTAGATAAGTTTTTATACAGCATTATTGAATACCTATTCTTGTATGACGCACCAAAGAGGGTAACGCCCCGTAATTATCACCATAATGAATACTATAACCAAAACCGGTCACATGCGGGAGTAAATATAGGCCGGTAGTTGCATGAGAAGAGAATAACCCCGTGTGTTGTACCCGCATACTTTCAGATAGGGCGTTCAAACCGGCAATTGATCGTGTGCCGGTAGAGTCAATCATGTTGTATAGATTGTAATTAGTAACAGATGGAATCCATCCAGTGGCGTTGGAAGCGTTGAACAGGGTTAATCCACTACTAAATATGTTATTTGATACATGCCATAGGCCAGCGTGATTGTTGCTGCTATAGGTCATATGGTTTTCTGGAATATCGACAAAGGTATTGTTGAGAATACTATATCCATATCCCGCTAGCCCATAAGAACCAGCAATGCCGATTTTAGAACCAATAATAATACAGTTAGACACTACTCCATAAGCCCCGAGGCTAATTGCAGCAGTGCTAGCGGTAGATGAGTTATTCCAAACAATGCAATTGTGAATGCGTGTAAACGACGGCGAAGTGGCTACAATTGCCGCCGTCATGTTATTCGTTTGCGGAATAAATACATCGCAGTTATCAATAATAGCGTTATTACTTGAAGTGGTAATTGCGTGGCTACTGGATGAAGTGTTGGTGCTTACGACTTTGCAACCAACTAAGGCTCCTTGCCGTAGGTTAACCGCCGGTTTTGAGGCGGTAGATCCGCTGGTAGTAATATGACATCCGTATAAGTGCGTATAGTCTGTTAACTGTAGTGTTGTATTACTAGATAATACTAAGCGAGCCAAGTTGGATTCGTTGAGTAAAACCCCGGAAGATCGCCGAGTATCCACAGGTTGTAAACTAGTGTCTACGGCAACATAACGTAATGGCGAAATATTTGTCCCTGTTGCCGCCGCCACAATATCCGTTCCCGGAAGGTGATAGTTGCCGTTGTTAATAATGTATACGGTATCGCCAGCGGTAGGAGTTTTGCTGCTGCCAAAAGCCTCAGTGATAAGGAATGGACCGTTAGCACCGCCCGTATCAAAGGGTGCCGACCCGTTCTTACTGCCTGTTCCTGTTGCTGAAACGTAGTATATTGCCATAATTAAGCCTCTGAAACTCCGCTACGCATACGCATACGAGCACGCGACGGTCTTGCAGCCTCTTTTCCTTGGATAAAGGTGTTGTACAACTTCATAATTCTATCGCCGGTAGTAGCAGAAGTATCGCCACTAAAGATACTAAACATACGAATTCCTAGGTGTTGATAACCAGAAAGCATGACGTACGCAATATCGTCGGCGTTATAAATATATTGATTACCGTTTGTATAAGCGGCGGATAATTCGTCTGGTACGGGACACCATGGTATAATAGAACGGTTCGATCCGCTGATTGCGGTTAAACGACTAGCGACAAAATTCTTATATACTTCGCCAGTAGTGCTGCCGTAGATAGTGGAAGGCACATGGTATCTATTAACAATAATCGGGCCGTATAAAGTTGGACAAAAGTAATCTAAACGAGCGTCAGTAAGCCCGGACGAATATCGAACGAATGGATTAATAACGTCCCGCAAGCCGTATCCGCCGGTATAGTGGGCAAATAATTGTCCGTAATTACACACCCGCGATTCTGGGAATATCGCCTTAACCGGCTCATACCACGATTTATAAATGGCGTAATCTTTACATAATTCTGCCGCTGGCGTCCAGAAATTATACCAAGATTGGTTTACACCTTGGAAATAAGGTAATCCGGTAATATTGGGGGCGGGGTTCCCATCAGCATAATATTTAGCAAGCAAACCTGTCAGAGTGACAGGTACAAACCTTGTTCCATTTTCACGACGTTCATACAACGTTTCAGTAGTATTACGAGGATCGTTAATCATATCCGTCCACGAACCGTCGTGAACATAAACGCCGTGGCCGTAGTTACCCGTAGTAGAGTGTAAAATTTCCTCAGCAGGAGAGGTGCCGTGCGTAACTTCGATATCTTCATTAAACAGCCACGGATAGCATAAATTACGCGAATCTAACTCACTCTTAAGCAATGGCAAGAATTGGTCAGCCCACGCTCTGGCCCGTGCAATCCCGGTAGCGGCATAGAAAGTCGAGCGTCTATAAACGCCAGTACCGCAACCATCTTCGATTTGATCCAATAATCCACCTGTAGGGTATCCCATGGTGGTAAAATGATTATGGGTGCCGAAGTTATGGACCATAACCGCACCCATATAGCACCCAGTACCAAACCATCCGCTACCGCGTACATATCCAAGATATTCAAACCAGTCGCCAATAGTTTGAGCGATACCGGTGATATTGTGCGACCGATTGGCGTAACCCGGGGGTTTGTCCCAAGAGGGAACATCTACCCGAACGCGAGCAATTTGATGAATATTTGGGTGGTTATTTACCGGGTGAGTGGCGTCAACAATGTTATAAAAGACAAAAAACAACGGATCGGGAATCCGGTTAGATACGTTGGATTGTGTGACAGGAGGCGGCATTCTACTTATAATACACTATTATCATAAGCGAAAGAGGCGTCCACAATCGCCGGGATAGATGCGATATCATAAATACCCGAACAGGACCAACTGTTCATTTCTACCACTTTATATACCCCTTCGTCGGTCATATAGGCTAAATCAATAACATAATGCGACCCAACATTTATCCGGGGTTGTAAACGTATTAAAGTCGTATAGGCGGTTTGTAACAGTTTTGGCGACACCAAAACAGTTTTCTCGTTGTAAACCCCGTGCGTAACGATTTTCCCGTTGGCGATATGGAACCGAATTTCGTGCCCGATATTATGGACAGGTCCGACTACGGCCATTTGAGTGTCTAATTTTGCCTCGATTCCAACCTCTTCTAAACTCTGCCCTTCTTCTAGTATAAAACCGGACCACGGCTTCCATCCAGAGTTAGGGCGGCAAAATATACGCGGAGCATGGCAACGGCGAGATTCCCTTAATACGCCCACCGGAATCCACGACGCCCGATAATTAACCGCCTGCGGCCCAATCGAGGCGGCATATTGAGAGTAGTCGAAGGTTTCCAAAGTATCGCCGATAGAGAGGCAGGACCGATATTCTGGATATTTACGCCACAGTTTACGCATCCCGTATATGCTCATTAAAGCACAGGTGGGAGATAAATCGGGACCGCTAAAGGTATCTAGAGTAGGATCGTAGATAATGATTCTGTCGCTAGCATACGCCCGAATCGCCTCGTTAATCTCATGGGTATCAAATTCGGTGTCGAGTAGTAAACACTTCATTTAATATACCTTTGCAAATTACCAATAAAGGATACATTGGGCGGAATATTCTTAAACACGGTTGCAATTTCGGCAGGCTTATATCCGGCCAGCCCGCATCCAATATCTACCACTTCAAATTGCAGGTCGGGAGATTGACGAGCAAATTCTACAAAGTCGGCAACATATTCGGCAATTTTGTCTAGAGGGAGGGTGTTGAGTTTTGCGTCTTTAGTTGGGATAGCGTATGAAGAACCTGCGAGGCCGACGCCGCACCCATATACGGCCCCGTGGTGACGTTTGGCGTGCAGGGCACTACCGGCTCCATGGCGACCCGCTAGATTGGAACCAAAAACAAAAATCGTGCTCATCTATTTATTCTCACTATGGTTTTGCAACTTATAAATCATATCTTCAATTTCGTCATCGCGAAAATGAGATTTAATCAAATCCCATGTATGACCATATAAATTGTTACAAGATCCGACTTTGCGGTTGCGGATATCTTTGTCTAGATCCAGCAAGATAGGATCCATATCTTTGTTCTTAATTGCGTCTTGATGTAGGGCGGTTAACAACTGATTTTTCCATGACGGATGTTTGCGTTTCCATAATATCCATGCCGCTACCCACTGTACCGGCAAATATAAAGCGTGCAATTTATCCCATGTCCACGCTAAGAGCATAGCAATGCCAGCCCCTCCCGCCGCACCAATAACACCAGCCCCGACAATATTAACTACCCACACCTGCCACATTAGTCAACCTCGCTTTCGTCATCTATGATTACACTTGCATACGTTTCACTGATTTTGGCAACTCTTTCTACCATACGCGGTCAACAATTCGTGTTTACAGTATTGTGCAAACACCGAAGAAAAGACAAAGGCGGCGTTACTAATTTCCAAACTGTCGTTTACCACAATTAAATCGAGGGGGTTAGCCCAAACCGCTCTAGTCCATCCTTCCCCAAATGCTTCGTCAATAGTTTTACCACCGTCAGAACAGGCAATACACCGCTCTGACAGGCTGAAACAAGCGGGAACAATACCGTTTGACCGCCCTATCTTTCTCACAGTCAAAAGCGACATTTCAAATGTGTCGGGGTCGTACTCCACTACCATATCACCTTCGTGAATTTCGTTATCTAATAGGTCTTTCATATTTGCTCCGCATAATATTAACAATATTAATGTTTTTCAATGCTAGTGACGCAATAACATTATCTTCTACGTTCTGTTCGACGGTTTGTAAAGTATCTGCCGGTCCATAAGGTACTATACGACCATTTGTACGATCTGCTGGCGGGCGGCGAAACATCCGCTGTACTTTCAAATTTGCGGCCAAAACTTGTATCGCCTCTGCCTGTGCAGATAATTGAAGACGAAGATTCGCCAATTCTTGTTCTAAATCTA